CTAGGCGTTGGCACAACGGTAATTCGACCTGAAGATGTTGCTCCAGTTCCTTCTGCTCCACCTGACATAGCATAGTATTTTGGTGTTCCTGTTGTCGTTTCAGCTGCATCATATTCTCTAAGATAGCTAATATCTTTCTTGATTAAAAAGCTGTTCGTTCCTGTAGCAACAGATGTTGAAGTATAAACTTGAAAATCTCTGACAAATAAGGTTCCAGCGGGAGCATAAACATTATCTTTAGAAGCTGTTAAATTGCCTATCATTTCTTTTCGATCGGCATCAATAGGAATTTCTCTTTGTATTCTAAACTCGGAGTTATCGATGAATTGATCGGTAATCGTACTTGAAAGTACACTTGTTCCTACTTCCGTGTAATTTTGAATTGCTGTTGTAAGTGTTGAGTATGTAAATCCTGCCATATTATGCCTCTAAAGTTGCCGGACCCGCCGAACAATTGTTGCCTCCTCCTGCGATTCCTCCAGCTGTAGCAGTGTTTGTATCTACAGTAAAATGGTAGTAGTCATCGGTATTCGTAATCGTGCCACTAGAATCTAGCGTGCCAACGGTAATCGAGTAGCCAGCGGCATTTGCTAATTTCGCTCCTGTAACACCATCAAAACCCACTGGATTTTGATAAGCATCAGAATCAGAACTTGTCCATATTGGACCTCTAAATCGTACTGTATCATCTGTTGATCGTCCATGACTTTTTTCAAAAACATTTATAATACCGGATCCTGCAGAAATAGTTTCAAAAGGATTCGGTCCTAGTATTCCAACAACTGTTTTTTCAGTTCTTGCCGGTCTTGCATGTCTTAAACCATGACCTTCTACACTATAATGTTTTGCTTCATCTTGAGGATGTCTTGCTTCATATTCAGATTTATGAACAAGAGAACCATTCCATTCTTTAATCATTTCTCTATAAGGAAATTCCATTCCACTTCTATCTGAGATCTCTGTAGCGTATTTTCCTCTTGCAAATGCCATAATTATCCACTCGGGTAATAAGACTCCGGAGTTATATAAGTGCTTGTAGAAGATCCATCTTCTGCCAAAGCTCTTTTTAATTCGTCTTCGTATAATAATTTTAATTCTTGAACTCTTTGAGGTGCGTATTTTTGTGCCAGATAAAACGATAAACCAGATGCCATACAAGGAACAAATCTATAAGGTATATCTGTTGCGTCCGTATAAGTCGCATCAGCATCTTGAACTCTTTTTACAAAGAAAATATGAACGTCTTTTGATGCATTAGAGGAATCGGGTGTTGGATAAAAATGGATTGTTGTTTTATCAATAAGTCTTTGAACAAAATATCTAGAGGGAGTTCCTTTAGATTATTTATTAGCGATCCAGAATAAGTTGATCGATCTGTTTTTGTAAGCGTGGAATCAGCTTGATCAGTATCTCCTTTATCAGATCTAAGTGTAGCTTCTAAAACATCAGCTAAACCATAAGTAGATGTTCCTGTTGTTCCTCCAGCTGTTGTTGCAGAAGTACCATCACCTGTAGCTCTATAGAAAATATATTCAGCTTGACCTTCAACCATGTCAATATTGGTATCGCCTACTTCCCAGTAGTGCAAACCTCTATTGCCCCATTCTTGAAACATGACGTTTAAAGAACGTCTTGCTGTTTTTAATTGATATCCCGAAACAGATAGTAAGCCAATTCGATCGTAAGCTTCTTCGATAATCTCATCAACAGCAAATGTCTTGTCGAACGTTACTGTTCCGGAAGTAGTATTAGCCATTTGCTACTCCTAGTATTGTTTTCGCATTTCTAGAACAACTGTATAATGATCTAGATTAGTATGTCCACTAGTTGTAAAGTCAAGATCACCATCAGGTGAACTAGCATTATTTTTAATACCACCAAATGATCTAAAATCCATATGACCTTGAACGTTACCTGCTGCTGCACTTCCGCCTATGGTTAATGCTAATGCATTAGTACTTGCAGCGAAATAAATAGCGAGTCTCATTCCACCAATGTCATACCAAATTTGATCAAGTGAACTTGTGAACAAGCGGTACCATCAGGGTGAGCAGTTAAAGCTGAAACATCTACTTTTTTTACTGCTGATTCACCATTACCATCAGATAAATTTGTAAATTTCATTACAACTCTTTTTTCTGTGTCTATTATTGTTTGACTTGTTACTGCGTCTGCCATGTTTTCCTCCTGTTAGAGAACGGGGCTAAAACCCCGCTCCAATTAAAGTTTATTATTCGAAGATCAATCTACTTATTGCTTCGTATTGAACATTCAAGACTGCTGCTGCCGCATCGCAATTTTCAATTCCAATGTAAGGAATCAAATCAATGTTGTCGGTCATAGCCGCTGATTTAGTTGCCACTGTTCCAGGTTGAACTGCTGTTACCGCTGTACCACCAGTAGAACCAGCAGTACTTGTAATATTATACTGAATACCATTTACATAAATAGTAAGTTTTCTATCGCTGTCGAAAACAATTTTCAGATGATAATTTGTACTTGCCGCCACTGTAATAGGCAATACACTGATGTAATCAGTATCTGCTATAGAGTGAGAAAAATGCAATTTTGTAAAGTCAGTAAATGCCTGACCAGCATTATCCGCATCAGTACCAAAAGAAAAAAACGCTGAGTTATCATCAGTTGCGACTTCCACAACATTGGTTAGTTTCAATCCCGCCCAAATCCATTGGTTGTCGATTGCGGCACTTGTTCTAATTGAACATTCCCAGTGAACCTGATTTTCAGTGCCCCACAGTACCCCAGACCAAGCTCCTTGCTTGGTGTCCAAGTGTGGTGCTACAATCATTCGGTCTTGGTCTGCTGTCGCTGTTGTCATAGCCATACCTGCAACGGTAGCAGCATAAGTAGCGAGAGCCGATGTGTGATTAGTTCCTAATATTTCAAATTGCCTGCTTACAGGTGTGTTCGTAGATTCAGTAGTTGAAGCCAAATCTCCATTAATACCTGGTAGAAGGTCAAAATACTCCTCTAAGTAGTATCTTCTTGTGTCTTTGATCCCTAGATCATGAACGGTTCTATCTGCATCCACACCCGTAGACGAAGCTACGCTGTAGACCTTATAGCCGCCTTTCGATCTTACTGGACCTTCAAAGCTAGTTTTAGCCATAATTTCTCCTTGGTCATATAGACCTTTTGTTATGCCGTCTCTATATCGTCCACCTAGCTGGTCTGCATAACTATATTAATGCTAGAAAATTTGAATATACTGATATTTATCAGTATACGCAAGTAAAAAAGGGCGTTCCGAGGAACGCCCTCTTTAATAATTAAGCTCCTGGAGAGCCAAATATTCCACGCCAGTCAGACCAGCCGAAGCTGTATCTTTCTCTCGCTTTATATCTAACGTTACCAGTATCGAAGTCACCTTCCATTGAAGTTTTCAATGGTGCTCTTGTAAAGTGTTTCAATCCATTAGGAACATCAGTTTTAATGAACCATTTACTAGTGTCAGTTAAATAGTGATTAACTACATAACCTTCTGGTATTGCGCCCATGTTATTGATCGCATTGATGTCATTATCTGCTGTTCCAGTTCTACCTTTAGACTTCATCAGTCTTTCAGCAGTAAATTGAAGCGCAGAAGGAATAACCATTTTCATTCCTCTAGCTGCAATTTTTAGACCTCTTTCATCAGTGAACGCAGCAATGTCAATCAATGCTTGTTCTAAAGATGTTTCATTTAAATCAGCTGCTGTAGCTAATTCGTTTGAAAAAGTCCCTGCTAAAGTAGGATGGTCAGTCGCGCAAAGCGCCTTACCATCACCACCAACGTAGGATGTACTGAACGCGTTATTTAAAACAGCCGCGCCTTTAACTTGTTTTGTATTAGCCATAGATCTTGCTAAAGCTTTTGTGTATCTGCTTGCAAGTCTATCGTACAAGTTGTCCTCGATCGCTTCTTCAGTGATCGCGAACGCAAGTGCGATTGTTTCGTTTGTATAACGAGCTGTGAAAGTCTCTTGAGCGCTATCGTATGATATGCCCTGACCTTCAGGTTTAACAGTTGCATTAGCGAAACCTGCTAACATTACTTCTTCTTCAAAAGCTCTGTCAGAATTTTCAGTTTCAAAAATTTCAGCTGCTTCGTTTACGTATTGTTTATATTCAAGTCCAAATAGTGCATTTAGACCTGGTTCTAGTTCTTTAACTAGCTGTGCTCTTGATATTGCCATGTTCTATATACTCCTATTATGAACTTATTCGACCGATTGAACCCGGTGCAAATCTAACTACTACATTAGAATTTAAGCCGTGTTATCAGCATTTAAAGGATCGTTAGCGACTCTAACAACTATGAGTGAACACTGACTGGATCCTGTTGCAGTTTCTGAACCTATGTCTAATTTGACAATAGATTGTCCAGACAACTCATCAGTTCCAGAAGT